AGAATGAGATGAGAGAACAATTCGAAAGATGGATCAGTTCCGCACCATACGAAATGCCAGTCGTTCGGTTTCCTGATGAGCCAGAGAACTATGCGTGGCCAAGAAATTATAAGAACATTGCTGTCGAGCTTGCGTGGCAGGCTTGGCAAGAGGCATCGAAACGAGCATCGGAATAACTGTTCGCGAGCATCATCCCGAAACAGATTTCGGGATCATCAGCAGCGGATCGGAACTCCGGTGTTGCCCTAAGCCATTGACAGCGAAACAAACCCTGGTACACTGACGGCACCGCTTGGCTCTTAAAACTACACTGTGACTGCTGACCGCCCTCAGAAAATTTGGCGGACTTATCGCGTCGTGGGGTGAGCTGTGGCTGCAAAGTCAAAAAGCTGGTGGCAATCCAAAACGATTTGGGTTAACGCAATCACGGCCGCAACGGCAACACTGACCGTCCTTGGTGGTCAGCAGATCGTGGCCGATCACCCTGCAATTGCTGCGGGCATCGTCGCTGTCATTGGCGGGCTAAACATTGCCCTGCGAATCATTACCGTGCTGCCGATCGGTGGTGAGTAATGGCCAAAAAAGCCCCCGCAAAGAAAGCTCCAGCAAAGCGAAAGCCAGCGGCTAAGAAAGCCCCTGCTGCCGTCGTCGTGCCAACGAGGTCAATCGCGTGGCGGTCTTGGCTAGTCAGTGGGGCCAAGGCTGCCGCGTGGATTGTTTGTGGGGCTGTGGCTGGCGTTTATGCGGCGGGCGGCATTCCGATTGGGCCGGGGCCAGTGCCTGCGGATTCAGTCTCTGCCGTGTTTGACACGCAGGAATCTACGTTTCGCAGCCTGTCAGGAGAGCGAGCCAAAGCACTCCGCGCGGGCGAAATCAAGAGTGAGGCAGATTCAGCCGCCTGGATGTCTTCGCGATTCATTCCGCAGGCGGAAGCGGCGTGGGTTGTCCTGCTGACCGAAGAGGCCAAAGTGTTCGGCGGAGAGCAGTGGACGGCGGAAAAAGAGGCGGACCATATCGCGAGGTACGCACGATGACACATGCTCTGCGGATACCAACAGAAGCCGAGTGGAGAGAACTGGAAACGACAGCAAAAGTATCAGCTCCTCGGGCTGAAGATTATGCAGGATGGGAAGATCGTCTTCGCGCGTGGTCGAAAATCCTGCTCGCGGAAATGCGAGACCAGCGGCAGACGCAAAATGACTGCCAAGGCAATGCGACAGCAAACGGGACTGAGGCCCGCCATCGCTATTGCACGGGGCGAATGTCTCAGTTTTCGGATACATACGCATACAACGGCAGCGAGTATGTTCAGTCACCAAACGACGTTGGGCGAGACTCTGGAACGTCAATGCAGTCAGGCGTGAAGCTGCTGACGAAGGGCATTCCGGATCTTGGCGTCAAGCCTGGCTTGTGTCTTGAAACAGAATGGGCGTACGGCACATACGAAACCAAGGCCAGTCGATTCGCGGAGCGAGCGAAAGGCCTGACAATCGATGGATCGTGGGTCAGTGAGCATGGGCCGATGCCATCTTGGGATCAGATGCTGATTGCTCTTTCTGCAGGCGGCACCGGGCACATCGGCGTCTATTGGGCTCCATCGTTCAGCCGCATCGAATCCTATTCCGTGTGGAGCAGAAACGCGACTGGGGGCGGCGGGCACGCTGTAGAGATCATTGCGGCCATCGAGCTTCGAGGCACATGGCATCTGGTTGTGTGGAACTCTCACGGCAATGGCTACAAACTGATGCCTCGGGCAAATTACGAGGCGTATCAGCGGAATCAGTTTGCGCCATTTGGTGGCTATTTGCTGATGCCCGATAAGCCAGTCGAGCGGTTTCATAATCGCGTCGTGAGCGGTGGCGGATACTTCAGTCCAAGCGAAGGGGTTGCGTGATGAGAAATGCGTTTATTGCCTGCCTGCTGTTCGCACTTGGATGCGGAGCAACAGAACTGCCATCTCCGGAGGTTCAGGCACGCGCGTCTGAGTTGTCGGCACTGCTGACATCGACCAAAACGGTCGAGACCAAATCAGACGAGATCCTGAAGGTCGTTGAGTCGAATACAACCGCACTGGCAGCGATAAAAGCCAACATTGAAGCACTACAGGTCAAATCCGAAACCCCCAAAGGTCAGGAGGTGATCCAGTCTAGTGAGCCGCCGGCAACAGCGAACAACACCCCTAACTCCTCTCAAGTCGCTACGCCGGCGGCTTCTTCTCGTGTTGCATCGGACGGGACCGTGCTTCGGTGGAATATCGAGGGCAATTGGAATCCGACAATCCTTCAGACCTCAGCACATCTGCGTGAGCATGGAATCGACACTGACGGCATGACTCACCAGGAAATGGCAGACATTCATGCGTCGATCCATGACGGCACGAATGGAGGTCAGCCAGTATCGGGCGGCATCTTTCCAAATAACCGAACGAGTGGAATCACCAGTCAACGCACTTCTGTTCGATCTGTTCCACAGCGGGTCAGTTTCTTTGGGCGGGCGAAGTATTCGACTCGACAATCCTGCCCTTCCGGTCGCTGTCCGCAAAGATGATCACGTTCTATGGACGTTTCCGGAGCCGGTAAAGGTGTCAACGCCGGGACCGGACTCAAGATTGAGAGAAGTCAGGCAGTATCGAGATCGGATTGAATTCGAGTTGTGGCCTTGGGCGAGTGTTAGGATTGAGTTTGAATGACAGCAGCATTTTCACAACGCGACGCATACTCAATCGAGGCTCAAGCCTGGCGAGAGTTCGGCGTCGTTCCCATAGCGGCCGGCGTGCTGAAGGAATCGAAGGCGCAACGACAGAAGCGGCATCGAATCAGCGAAACCGTTGCCAGTGGCTTGACCGTGCTGGAGTCGAACAACCCACCAAGATCACGAGATGAAGCGATCAGAATGATTGTCGGGGCCGTTGGGATGGCTCTGGCGTTTTTGTTTCCACAGTATCGCTTAGCAATTCAGGTTGCTGGCTGGCTGTGGGATTACTTGCACGGCGACCCAATCGCAACAGCATCAGGAGATTTGCAGCGGTGACAGACGACAAAGAGCAATCAATCAAGACTCAAGTAATTGCATGGGCTGCAGGTCAGCCATTCAATAACGTGCTGCTGATGGCGATCTTGTTTTCGATCGGCTGGGGGGGCTACTACACGGTAACGGTCGGCATACCGTCACATCTCAACCAGATCCAAAAGGGGTACGAGTCGCTGACAGAATCGCATCGTGAAGAGCGTGAGCAGACATTGCAGCTTTATGACCGATGGATGAACCGCACGCATATTGATTCAGGGCCGGGAAGCAAAGTCGCAGACAAGGCCGTTGGTAATTGAAGATCGGATCTGTTGATCCGCTGTTGGTCGAAATAGGGGTAAAACGTGGCTTCCAAAGTCATCCGAAACGTGACGAAGATTCTCAAGGCGACCTCGGGCCGCTTGTTTGGTCGCGTCACGTCCGGGACTGGACGAGCAGAGGAGCTTACACCGGCAGACGTTCGCACTATGCTTGAACTCGCTTCCGTCGCTACAAGCGGAAGCTATAACGATTTAAGTGATACACCTGCAGCAGGCGGTGGTAATTCGTTTGAAACGATACGACCAGCGATCGGAGGCACGAACGGTACAGCAGTCGTGGCGGAGTCGGGCACTGATACACTAACGCTCGACACCGGCTGCGGCATGACGATCACAGGTGATGCCGCGAGTGATAAGATTACTTTGAATGCGTTTGGCGAAGACCTTCCGATAGCAAGATTTCTTGGGACCATTTACGAGACGATGTCTGGAATCATTGCTGCTTCGACATCTTCAGCGGTGACCGCGAATCGCAAATACTTAATACCTTGGAAATGCTCGCATCGCAGGACAATCACCGATATCGGTATTTCCGTCGTGTCGGGTGCTGGTGGATCAATCGCAGCGCGGCTTGGAATCCGCAATCGCAACCCGACGACTGGTGAGCCGACGACTTTAGTCAGTGATTGTGGGACTGTGTCAGTGGCTGCAGCCGGTCACAAAACGATATCAGGACTTTCAGTGACACTCGATCCGGGGTGGTATTACCTTGAAATGGTGTCTGACGGGGCACCGGCGATCCGTGGCGTTCCGTCAGCGACTGCTCAGGTGTCGCACATGGGACTGGAAGCCAGCGGAACCAGCACGCTCACAATGGTAGCTGGCCTATACCGGTCGTTTACCTACGGGGCGCTTCCTGTGGATGAAACCGGTCAGACTCAATTGAATCATATTTTGCAATCCGGAAACCTTCCATTGGTTTATGTGAGGTGACAATGCCAGCGGCGATCCATGAGAAAACCAATGCAGTCACCGGAGAGACATCACAATTCGTGATTCTGTGGACTGCGGAAACGGCAAAAGAGCGACTGAAGGAATTGCGATTTGCACGCGAAACCGCAGGTGTGGTCGTGGATGGCGTTCCGATCAGCACGGAGCGAGGAGACCACAGGAACACAATGCTTTCGCTGGCTCTGGCTGGCTCGCAAAATCCATCAATGCAAGTGCCGTTTAAGCTCGCCAACGGATCATTCACGATCATGACGGGTGCCTTCGCGGCAGCGGCGTGGCAGTTTGGCCAAGGCTACGTCGCCCAATGCTTTGCAGTCGAGGGGGCCGCATCAGGAGCAATCGACGCAGCCCAATCAGACGCAGATATTGACGCGATTTTCGATGGCTTGGAATGGCCTTCGCAGGAGTTTAGCACGACATGAGCGAAACAATCACACTGCAAGCCCTCGACCTGTCCGGTGAAACGCTAACGATGTTCCTTCGCAAGTCCGACGGCACGCTGCTTAACACCGGCGGCGATGCCATGACTGAGAGCGGATCGACAGGCGTATTTACGGCTACGCTAGCAGAGTCGCGTTCAGGACTCGGGCCGTTAGCTGTTCGGATCTGTTCTGGTGGTGAGACGGCAGATAACCTGCTTTATGATGGATTTCTTGTCGAAGGCACGACGGTCATCGATTCCATCGTGAGAGCGGAACTGGACTCCGCTGTTCAAACGCAGATTACGGCGATAGAAACGTTTGCCACACGAATGACAACGGGACTGGTCGTCGACGGTGCTGTCTACCAGTTCACTGCGAACATGCTGGAGCTGGGGCCGAGCGGTGGTGGCGGTGGAGATGCGACGTTAGCCAAGCAGACCGAGATCCTTGCAGCGATTCAGGGCAGCGAGGTTATTCAGGTTGCATCGCCAAACGTTTCCGGCAATCTGGTTCTGACGCAAGGCGATGACTACGACGGTGTGGCAAACCCGAAGGCATCATGGACAGTGACGACGGACTACACGAGCGGATGGACCGTTCGCCTGACGATCCGAAGTGCTACCGATGCGGTCATCTACACGAACACTGGAAGCGTAGTCAGTTCAACAGTCGTTGCCGTGACCATTGCGGCTCCAACGGGGCTCACAATGACAGGCTGTCCTGGGCAATGGCAAGGCAAGTTCGATGTTGAGTTGACGCACAGCTCGGGCAAAAAGAAAACGATTGCCTTGGGTACGTGCTACATCAATGAGGATCAGACAAGGTAGGCACGCCCCCTGCCGGGGCTTTAGGTTCTTCCTGTGATTTATCATTTCTATGCGACGAAGGAAGCCCCGGATTTCAACACACACAGTCCGGCGTTTTGGAATCTGAAAATCGGACAATCCGGAAACCCGACGAAGCCAGAGGGGCGTGAATGGGGGTCAGGGGGGAAATGCGGATGATTGAGCGAGCAATCAAAAACCGCTGGCTAACTAACGATCTGAAAACTGATGCACTCGCAGCAATCAAGCGTGGATTGAATTGCGGTGACGATCGGGCCGAACAAACGGCCGTCAGAAATCTGATCGCGATGGAAGCACAGAACCAAAAAGATGAACACAAGGTGATTGATGTTCGTGTTCAAACCAGACACGATGAACTGGCTGGAATCGCTGCCGACCTTGGAATTGAAGTCGGTGCTATCGAAGATGCCGCGCGACAGGCAGATTGCGGCATTGGCGGAATTGAAGGCCAGGGCGTTGAGGCAGTCAGGCGGCGATGACAGATCTGATGACGCAACCCGTAAACGAAACAAACGATCCGAGTCATCTCGAATATCAATCCCTGATTGCGTCGATCCTGACCGGCGTTTGCGATGCCTTGCAGATCCCGAGAGATTTCTTAGAACCTACATGCTCAAGAAATTTCGACAGCCATTCGGCGCTGTCCACAGTCGCATCATTCAGACGATACACGATCGAGCGTCAACTGGCGGCAAAAAAGCCGTGGCCGCGCCTAGAGGTCGAGGCAAATCAACCATCGTCAAAGGGATGCTGATCTACGCGACGGCTCGTGAGCTGGTTCGCTTCATCGTTCCAATCTGTGCCACGACGAACCTAGCGGGGCGAATTTATCGAGACTACCGAAACGAGTGGGCCAACAACGATTTACTGTTCGCAGACTTTCCGGAGATCTGTGCCCCCGTTCGACACTTAGAAGGGGCTCCGCAGCGAGCCGCACGGCAACACGTCGACGGGCACTTGACGCATATCAACTGGAGTTCGACGGACTTCTTGAGACTGCCAAAAGTGCCAGGCAACGCAAACGACTTCTTGAAATCACAGGGCCGGGAGTGGTCACCATTCGGCGGTGTGAAGATGGCCTTTGCTGGTCTTGATGCTGCCTTCCGAGGCATGAACATCGACGACGACAGGCCCGACTGCCTAATCATCGACGACCCCGAGACACGCGAATCAGCCAAGAGTCTCCAGCAGATCGAAGACCGCATCGAGATCATCGAGAAGGATATTGAGGGGCTTGAGGGCCAGGACAAGCCGCTGGCAATGGTGATGGTCACGACGCTGCAGAACACCTACTGCGTCTCCGCTCAGTTCACCGATCCGGAGCAGAAACCAGCATGGGAAGGCGAGCGGTACGGCTGGATTCAGACTTGGCCGGATCGTCTTGATCTGTGGGATGAATACATTGCCCGGCGACGGAAGGCACAGCGAGACGGCGACCGACACGGAATGGATGCAGTTGAGTTTTATCTGGCCAATCGTGACGCGATGCACCTCGGCGTTGTGATGCTTGCCGACAACTTCAAAGAGATCACGTTGAAGGACGGGCGACAGGCGGTGCATTCAGCGATTCAGGAAGCCTACAACAAGATTGCCGACACGAATCTGTCAGCGTTCAAAGCTGAATACCAAAACGACCCAGATCCAGAGGAACAGGCTGAAACGTCGACGCTGACTCCTGGGCGAGTCGCTGGCCAGTTGTCGGGGTTGCAGCAGGGCGAAATTCCGGACGCTCGGGTGTTCTCATTCGTCGGCATCGATATCGGCAAATACAAATCACACTGGGTCAAACTGTCCTGCACTCGTGAGCTTGTTTCGTGGATCACGGACTATGGAGTGGTCGAAACTCATGGCCTGTCGAAATTCTCCAGCGAGCAGGCGATTGAACTGGCCATCCTTGAAAGCCTAAAGCAGTTTGCGGACGGCGACGTGTTTGCGGATGCGCAGCCCCTGCTCGTGCTGGTCGACTCGGGAGACTTTTCGGAATCCATTTACGAGTTTTGTCATCAGATGGGAGCCCCGTTCTATCCGTCGAAAGGCTGGAGCATGGACCGCTTTCGGCAGAAGAAGCAGACCGAAGACTATGAGCCGTTCCTGCAAGCCTACGCACACAAGACAGCCGACAGCAAGCGTCGCGAGTTGTGGCTTTACAACGTGAACACTGAGTTCTGGAAGAAGTGGGGGCAGGATCGATTCTTGGTTGATGCTTTCATGGACCATACCCGACTGGCCGGAAGCGTTGCCCTGTTCGATCCGCCACATGCCGACATGAAGTTTCATCTTCAGTTCGCCCGCCACATGGTGAGCGAATCGGAACAGCTCGTGCCGGTCGATGGCAAGGTCAATAAACGTCAGTGGATCGTCCACGACAAGAACAACAACCACTGGCTGGACGCTTACGCTCTGGCCTGTGCTGCGGCCGGATGCACCGGGTTGAGGCTTGTGGCTCCAGAACCGGAACCGATCAAGCAAGTGCAGAAATCAGAACCGAAACCACGGCTCGTGAATCCTCACGGGCAACCATTCCTCGCAACGGAGAGACGTTAATGGCGAAACCACTTCCACGAATTGACGGCGAACAACCACGGCAGCAGGAGTTGCAGCCAGTCGCGACGAAGCTGGAGAATCCACCAGCGAGCGAAGGCTATATTCCCCGCAACGTCGACGTGCGAATGTCACGGGCTCAGGCTCGCATTCTGCGCGACAAGCTACGGACTCTGGAAGACAGCGGAGCGAAGACTGCAGACGGCAAGCCAGTCAACAATCGGGCTCAGGCTGTACGTTGGATTATCGAGAATCTGGTTACGCCGTGACCGTCAGATAATCTGATTATCCGCTACATATTTCACGAATCAGATTTCGTGCTATCGTCCGTGCATGGTAATCGCGGACATCGAAACCGATTTACTCAACTACGCCGATTTTGAAGAAATCGGCAGCGTTGCCCGTGCGCGTTCATTTTCTACGGCTGCAAATCGCTGGTTGATTCTTCGGGCAGAGTCTGCGAGCAACCAAAGCAGCTCTTTGTCAATTGGCAAGAATTACGTTGAGTCGATGCTCAAGCGGGCACGCGACTACATCGCGGCAAACGCGACAACGACGGCAGGCGGATCAAGCTCAGTTCGATTCCTCGGAGCGGGGACGAACTTCCGATGAGCAAAGCCCCGAACAACATTCAGTCCGCATTTGCTGACATTCGGGCAGACTACGACGCCACGCGGCACAGTCGCTTTGTTCGACGACGCACGGGCGTTGCCACGATGGGCAGCGGTCCTGACTATCACTTTCGCACCGAGTCAAAATATTACGAGCTAATCGAACAAGCTCGGGACATGGACCGCAACGACGCACTTGTCGGCATTCTGGCTGATCGTCGCGTTGATAACATCGTTCAAAGTGGATTCACGCTTGACCCTAAGACTGGCGACAAGGGGCTAGACAATGCACTGTGGCAATGGTGGGAGGACGTTTCAACCGATCCCGATCAATGCGACATTGCTGGTGAACTCACCTGGAAGGAAATCGAGCGTCAGGCTTGCCGCAGCGAATCGGTTGACGGCGATATTGTTGTTACCGGAACCGAGGAAGGGCCGTTTCAGCTTCTGGAATCACATTTAATTCGCACGAAGTCGAAGGTCGAAGACACGTTTCTCGGAGTTACGACGAATCGAGTCGGGCGTCGCGAGCAATACCACGTTGCGGAAGAGCTGAGCGAGTTCGGCCAGTTTGGCGAATGCACTCCGATTGATGTCCGCAATGAAGACGGGATCCGGCAGGTCTTTCATGTCTACAACCCAAAGCGAGTAAACCCAACTCGGGGCGTCACTCAGCTGGCCCCGGTGTTTTCAATCTCCGGAATGCTAGAAGACATCAACTTTGCGAAGCTCGTGCAGCAGCAGGTTGTGAGTTGCTTTGCGGTGTTCCGTAAGATGGCAGCCGGGGGAAATCGCCTGCCGTCTGCCGACAGTGCCTATGGCGACGCAACCACAGAAACATCTCAGGCTGGAACGCGACAGCTTGAAGGCGTTTCGCCTGGCATGGAAGTCATCGGTCAACCTGGGGAAGAACTGCAAGGCTTCAGTCCAAACGTTCCAAACTCCGAATACTTTCAACAGGTCAAGCTGATTCTGCAAATCATCGGCGTGAACTTTGGCCTGCCTCTCTGTCTGGTCTTGATGGACGGCAGCGAGACGAACTTTTCCGGATGGCGTGGGGCAGTTGATGAGGCTCGCAAAGGATTTGTTGCCGACCAGCAGAATCTGGTGAGACGCCTGAACCGACCGGCGTACATTTGGAAGTTGTCTCAGCACCTGAAAGAAACAAAAGACGCTGCACTTCGCAAGGCTGCCAGCAAACTCGGTGACGGCATCTTCCGCCACAATTGGAACCTGCCGACGTGGAGCTACATCGAACCAGTTGCGGACGCTCAGGGCGATGCTGAACAGTTAAAGAATGCTTTAACATCTCCGCGAAGACTACACGCGGCACGGGGCAAGGACTGGGAAGAAATTGCAGAAGAGTCGATTGCTGACAATGCGTTCGCCATTCAGAAGGCACAGACGCAAGCTGCTGCGATTAACGCAGAGTTTCCGAATGGACCACAGATCACCTGGCGGGATCTGATCGCGTTGCCGATGCCTGCGGGAACGACGATGGCAATGCAAGATCCGGCAGCGATCGCTGTACAGGAAAAGACGGCTGGCATGGACGGAGAAGGCGAGCAGCCAACGGGCGAATTTGCGGGATTGTCTACCCAGCAATGGAACCGAAACAGAAAAGCAATCGCAAAAGTTTTGGAAGAACTGGCTCGCGGAGAATCGAGCGAACAGGCCGCGCGAGTGTATCTCGGCGGGATCGGACTCACGCAGCAGTCTGTTGACGCCTTAATCACGGACGCGATGGACGGCACTGTGGACACGCCAGAGGTTTTGAAGGATGTGCCAGAATCAAAAGGCAAGCCAGCGGCCAAGCGTAAACGAAAAGCCAAGGTGACAGCATGACAAAGACAATCAGAATTGACGGAGTGATTGGCAGCGGAGAAAACGAAATTTCCGCTGCGATGATCCGCGAGCAACTTCCGCAAAACGGCACTGATGAGATCGCGGTAAAGATCCACAGCGAAGGCGGGTCAGTCTTTGAAGGCTTTGCAATCCATGATGCGTTCGCCGCGTATCAAGGCCCGAAGACGCTGTCGATTGAATCGTCTGCGTTTTCAATCGCTTCCTTCATCGCCTGTGCATTTGATGACGTGGAGATCAGCAGCAACGGCTACATGATGCTCCACAATCCGTACGCAGCGGTTGAGGGCGACGATGAAGACTTTGCCCGCCAGTCGGAAATGCTCGGCAAGCTGAAAACGTCGATGGTTTCTGCCTACGCTCAGCGATCTGGCAAGAGCGAAGACGAGATCAAGGCCATCCTGAAAAACGAAACATACTTGAACGCTCAGCAGTCTGTTGAGATGGGACTGGCGAAACGAATTGCCGGTCAGCCAGTTATTGGGCGAGCGTTCGCAAAAGTCAAAACCATGCCGCACGGAGTTGTTGCTGCTCTATTCGGAGCAGGCTCGGACGGCGAGAACCGCGAGACAGAAGGAAAACCAATGTCTACCGCACCAGTCGCCGCCACGATTCAAGAGATCAAAGCGGCATACCCGAAGGCCAAGTCTGACTTCATTGTCAAGTGCCTTGAGCGATCGTTGCCGATGGCATCTGTGGCTTCAGCCGCTGCCGAGGAAATGATGAGCGAAAACGAAGACCTGAAAAAGCAGGTCTCCGCAATGCAGGAAGAACTCGCCAAGTACAAAGCAATGGATGAAGAAAAAGCCAAGGCGATGGAAGGCGAAAACGACGAAGAAGAGAAGCCGGAAATGGCAATGGAAGACGAGGAAAAAAAGGTCGAAGCCAAAGCAAAGTCAGGCGTCAAGCCAGTTGCCAAAGCTCGCACAGGTGGACCGTCTGCCAGTGTCCGCTGGAATCAGGCCGTCGATGCCGCAATGGCAAAGACCGGCAATAACAAGATGAAGGCGGTGGCATTGGCGAACCGCAACCACCCGGGACTTCGCGAGGCGTTTCTCGCAGAAGCGAACGCTCGCTGATTCGCGGCGTTAATTTCAACCAATCATCACTTCTGTGAGGAACGAATATCATGAGTCAGTATTTTGAAACACCAGTTGTGCCAGATACAGCTGCCGCAGCTGTTGCTCAGTATCTTCGAGTGAAAACTCCAGGTGCTGTTGCTGTTGCCGGTGCACTCGATCAGTCATTCGGCACGATGGAATTGCCATGCGTTGCGGCTGGGCCTTGCTCAGTGCGAGTTAAGACGGCAGAAGGCACTCAGAAAATGGTTGCTGCGACAGCAATCACCAAGGGAAATTACGTTTACGGCGCAGCATCCGGAAAGGTGTCCGCAGTCGCGAACGGGAATGTCGAAGGCATTGCCAAGGAAACCGTCACTGCCGATGGTGACATCATTGAAGTGCAGCCAATCAATCAGACCGTGCAGAACGGCGTGACTCTTGCGGCTGCGAGCGGGGCGATTGCACTTGTTCCCGGAACAGTTGTCATCACCAAAACAGGTTCACTCGCTGCAATGACACTGGCAGCACCAACAGCCGCGCAGGACGGCTTGCTGCTCACTGTAACTTCCGCGACAGC